TGACAGTATTGACGGACAGGCGGCCCCCGAAGTTTTGCCTGTCCGACCCTCCTAGAAGGGCAGCGTTGTTGGCCAACGCGACCAGCCACTCAATTCAACACTGTGTGGCCAAAACAGTGCAACCCTCATTTCGCGCGGTGGGGAGGGACCGACCACCTGTTGTTTGCCGAATTGTCGGACTTAAATGTGCTAACCGTGCAGACCTGGCGACCTCCCACTTTGACATACCCAAGACACGTAAAGGGAATCGCGGGGGGGCAGCGCAAAAGCACCACCTGGTCCCCCTGCGCAAGCGAGTAGTGGTCAAAGCACCGAGGGGCGGTCAACCACAACGGCCGGGTGTACAGATCCAAACATTTCACACAAGGCCAGATCTCCTGCAAACAACTAAACTGCCTCCCTGCAAATCTCGTGAATGATGTCAAGAAGGTCCGATTTACCGACAACAAAATCGAACTTCTTCCAATTGTCAGAGAAAGAAACAGATGAAAAGGACGCCTCCAACGCCCTTTGTTTCTCCGGCAAGACACCAAAGGCTGCCTCAAAAGAGAGGCGCGCCTCGAGAGACACAGGTACACAATTGTCCTCAGTAGCAAACCAGGCTCCCAGAGAGAGAGCATCTCTATGGGGATGATCCCGGACACGGCGGACCGGTCCGAGCTCTCTAAGAGCCGAGGCGAAGAAGGCTTGCAAAATTGGGACTCCACGAGCCTGAGAAAGCTCGCACATGGCAGCACCGACCATCCACTCACGCGCGAATTTGGGTTCGCGAAGATAAATATGTGAAGTGAACGCGCCTGAAAGCACACGATTGTACTCCCTTACCATGCACCACCCTCTCACACCCAAAAAGAGGGGGGCAGAACCACCAAATCGCACTCCTTCCAATTTAGTGGTAGGGCGCTCGAGTAACACCTCATGGCCAGAGCTTTGGAGGATGACATCGGAGAACGTGGGCAAAACACGTCCAGCGTCCTGTGCTTCAAGAAACACAAGAACATTATCGCCATCAACCAAAACATCGAAAACGACGCCAAAAGTGCGAAGAGCCGCAACGACCTCAACAAGGAAACAAAGGCTGTTGCCCATGCCCGTGTTAAAATCACCGCTAGCTCTCGCACCCTGTCGCCGAAATCGAGCACCACAAGACGTCGTACCCCGCAGCTCCAA